TTAAGTGGCGTTGGATTTCTTGGCATCCGTGTCAGGAAATATGGTGTCGTAACTCCAGGTGAATACGAACGCATACACCAGATAGAAGACTACGAACGCGATATCCACGATCAGCGCCTCAAGAAGACCGATGCCCATCCACCAGGCAATAATCGGCAGGAAAATCAGCATCAGACCCAGCTCGAAACTCACCGCGTGCAGGAAACGAACCCGCAGGGATTTCTGGGTTGAGCCCGTGAAGTGCTTCAGGCCGTGATCGAATCCCAGGTTAAACAGGTAGTTCCAGATTGTCGCGATGGTGGCGCCAACCACACCAAGAACTCCGGTTCTTCCCATATCGAATCCGAAGGTCACGGCAGCGAGGGGAACGGAAAGCAGGAGGCCGATAACCTCAAAGGAAATCGCCTGTCGAACTCTGTCTCTGGTTGATTTCATAGAATGTTTTGTACGGAGGCGGGTCGTCCCGCGTTCACTGCCCGGGAAGGGTGGGGTCGTCCCCAGAAGCTCAGGAGCCCGGCGCTTTCGCGACGGGCTTGCCAGAATACTGGTAGCAAGCGGCGGAGTCTAACCGCTGCCCGATAAAGACCACTAAGCAAAGGGCTGGAAAAGATGAGCACGGTGCCGATATGACAACTACTATAAAAAAAGCGCTTGGTGTTGTGTGTTAGTCAATGTCACGTTTTTTCGCTTAAATGCCTTAAAAGGTATGCACTGTATTCGCACGATTGGGGGGGTGAGGCATGCAAAGGCTCGTATGGCTCAAGCTTCTGCATTTCTTTTTGCTTCTGCTTTTCTCTCTATCTCTGTCTGCCGAGTCAAAACGCCACCATTTTGTTGGAGTCTTTGCCGATATAGAACGCGAAATTTCTGTAGAAAATGGAAAGCTCGTGGGTCGTTTTGCGCCTTATTATCGTTGTGTCTTTAGCCGCGTAGGCGGCGATTTCAGGTTCATTAATATGCCTTTGGCCCAGATACTTCGCCAACTGGAAAAGGGTGGTATTTCGGTTGGATTGCCCTTGATTCAAACGGCAGAAAGGGACAAGTATGCGGACTTTGGCGGTTCGCTGTTCCGATTAGAATATGTGTATCTCATGGCTCAGGATTTGCCGCCGCTAGAAACCATGACGGGGCTCAGGTTTGGATTTGTCCGCAAATTTGCTGGTTTACAGCTTTTAAAAGGTGATAGCCCTCGCGTAACTGATGTCTCTGATTGGGCGCAGGCGGTCGAAATGCTTCGGCTCGGTCGCGTGGATGTCGTGGTTCTGCCGCGGATCATGATGGACCTGTATATCGATGACTATCCGGGGCATTATTATGAACGGACAGCCGCCTGGATAGATTTGTCCATGTACATCTCTCATAGAGTAAAAGACAGCCGTCTCACGGAAGATTTCAGGGATGCAATCAGAACCTGCCGCTTGATTGGCGAGAAAAATCATGGTGCCTGGGATATTCACGGGAGACAGCGAGATCCAGAAGACGGACCTGGCGTCAGTGAATTTGCCAACCCTCAATAAGATTACAGCGCTCTGGGGCAGGGGACAAAAAGGAGAGATCCAACAAAAAAGGGTCACGACTCGCGTCGCAACCCTCTGAATCTTGGTAGCAAGGGGCGGAGTCGAACCGCCGACCCCAGCATTATGAGTGCTGCCAGCAATTATAACTGTCTGATTTAATTAAGGTCATGCCGGACGCCCTCGCCCACATTGTTCTATTGGTGCGCATCCGTGCGCAGAGTGTGGCCACAAAATGCCCACGAGGCCAAACCAAAGGACATATTAAATTCCAGAAGCCGCGTGATGGTTTCGGTCATCAGCGGCATAGCGTTTCTAACCGTCCGTTTTATGGCTATTCGGATTAACGTGTTGATTTGACGCAGTCACGCATTTCAATAGTATATATCTAATAGCTAACTAACGGTATCGCAACGCTAAATGCGATATTCGTCATCAAGCCCTCTATCCTGCAAGCTCCATTTATTGCAACCCTAGCGGACACAGATGCCCCTGTATCTGTCTTGATGGCTGAAAACCATTTCGTAGTATCTATTCGGCCTGCGATATCAGCGGGAAGCGTTGCAAATTGCTCTGACGTTGCAGCCCCGCCGTCAATGTTTCCATCTAAATAAAGAACACCATCAATAACACTATAACGACAAACCTGCCCACTAGCGTCTTGAGTCCATCCGTTTTCAAGAGTCAAGTCATTTTCAGGCAATATGCTTATATCTTTACCAGTGAACGGGTCGGTCGCTTTGATTACTGATGGTCCTTTCGACACAAGCAAATAGGAAGTTGTAAATGCACCGCTTTCAGCCTTGTCCGAGAATCTTCCGCCAGCGTCAAGCGTAAGGCCACTACCAGAGTAATAGTGATCCATTCCAGAAACATTAAACAGGTAATTGCTTGATTCAATTCTTTCAAATTTACCTGTGATGAACCTTAGTCCAGGAGTTGCTATGGAGCAGCCAATTGTTGTCAGCACTGTCCCGCCAATTATCCCTATTGCGCTTGCGCCATCATCTGCCTCAAGACCATTTGATAACCACCCTTGAGGGGTAACTTTGTTTTCAACATAAACACCGTTAAAGTTAATAACGGATGCTGCGCCCCCTTCGCCTCTGATAATCTCGTCTGTGAAGTTTTCGACGCTGCCTCCGTAAAAAGAAATAGGGCCGGTTCCTCCGTTGTATCTTATAAATCTGTCGAACAGTGCAGCGCGACATCCGTGAAAACTGATGTTGTTGGCGTTTAGCTTCGTGAACCCGTTGGAAAACCTTTCAAAGTACGTATCAATGAATTTGTAATAAAATCCACCGGCCCATGAAACAATAGTGTCCCAATTTGTTAGAGCCGCCCCGCTTGTTTGTATTGAAGCAGAAGATGAGAATCCAACCGACCCAGAGTTAAAAAACAGCGTACCATCAGGACTTTTCCCACTTACCGACATATCCATAATTACAAGGAAGAAATTTGTTATAAAAGTCCCGATGCCTGTATATACAAGACCGCTACCACGTCTATTATTGCCTTTCAGAAGGATGTTCTTTGTGAAACTTAAAGAGCCTGAGCATTCAATTAGTTCATCTATGTATATAGCACCACCAGTGGACGGCAATAAATTATGAGCGGCCTGAACTGCTAACGTGTTCTCTGTTTCTGTTGCTGCGGAGCTACCACCAAACCAGCGCGGTTTTGTTAGGTTTGGCTCTCTATCTCGCTCCCAATAATTACCATTGGCAAGTGTGATAAATACACCCTTTTGAGGATCGCTCGGCGGTGTTCCGGATTTAACCGTGCCGTCTCCAAATCTGACCTGATCAGTCAATCTAACATTCACCCCCACCGCCAAAGACAAAGCCTCAAGCTCCGCCACACTTCCAACGTAGATTGTCGCACCGTTAACGAGGTTTGCGCCCTGACCGCTTGCAACCGTTCTCGCCAACTCCTGGCGCAAAGCCGCATCCCCAACAGACACAAACGCCGCGCCCTCTGGCAGCCCCGCGCCTGTAGTGGTGTACGGCAAATCAGTGGAGCCAGACACGCGCCAGAACTCGCCGGAGGTGTCGCGCACCACTTGGTTGTACCCAGTAATCTCAATGCCCGCCGCGTAGTTTCCAAGGAACTCGTAGCCACTCGACGCAATGAAGGCGGCAAACTCATCTTCCATGCCCTGCCAGGACTTGCGAGACTTGCCGAGCCGGTCGTTATAGGCTGGCGCCTCACCCGTAACCAGATTATCGGCCACGGCGGCATTATCAAAAAGGTCACGCGGATCAGAGCTGCCAACAGGGTTGCCGGTGTTGAACTTGGTCATCTATTTAATCCTCTACCGATCACAAAAAAGCCCGCTCAATGGCGGGCTCTGTGGAAAGTGGTTGTTTAGTCGTTAGCTGAAAGGCGCGTTATCGTCGTCGGCATACACCCGGTCATCGTAGTTGGTCGCCGTAACGCCAACAGATAACGGGCCGCTCGGGCTGATTTCGGTAATTAGTGCCGGAAAGCTCCAGCGATCGGTTGTGCCAAAGTAAATATGGGTCGGCTCTCTGTCCGAGGGAGTAACCGCTGGCCAGGGCTGCGGAATCGACACAAGCGCGGTGTATTTGTCAGGGCCAGGTGTTGCCGTAAATGGCCCAACAACGTCGCCCGATTCGGAACGGTAAGCGACGACGTGTGTTTTGCCTTCCTCGAACTCCAGCGGCTCCGAAACAACAATTCGATCAGAGCTGATGGATTGCAGAATCGAGGCCTTACCGTAGCCGGGCACATCGTCCACCAGCGGAACGAAGGACAGGTACTGGCTGTTGAGCGCGTCCAGCTCCGTTTCAAACGAGTACGTCCAACGGCGATAGCGCTGGGCTCGCCTTCGTCTCATTCCAATACGCCAGGCGCGGGTCTGGTCTGTGACGCCTTTCAGGTTCACTTTATCCAGCTTGATCGCCTGGTCTCCTGGGAGCAGGCACTGGATGGTTTCCGTTGTCCAGGTGCCGGCCTTGGTGTATTCCACCTCTACGCCATCGGGCTCATCCACTTTCTTGCCCTGGAATTGTCGACGGAGCGGAGTTGTCATGTTCTCGGGGCTGTAGCCGTCCTCGAATTTTTCTCTTGGCTGATCTCGGACTGGGGTAATGACGCCATTTTCTAGGGTCATCTCGGCAAAGCCGGCCCTCAGAATAGTGTCGATCGCATCTTTGGCGGTGCCATCTGAGAACACATAGTCAAAGGTGTCACCGCGTGGCGTCCAGATTGCCTCGTATCGCTCCATCTCATCCAGGTTGATCCGATCGTCTGCGTATCCGAGTGACTTGGCGACATAGCACGCAGCGGCGCTGATGCTCCTGGTGGCCGAGTTGGCAGTGAATTCACCGTCGCTGATTGTTGGCAACTTGCGTGTGAACTCCAGGTTGATCTTGTTGTTGGAGCTGCTGGCAATCTCATCAGAACCGACAATATCCACGGCCATCGTGGTAATGCCTTCGTAACTCGTTACCGCTGGCAATTTGCAGCGCAGCGCCGTGAAGTCCAGACGATCGAGGGAGGTTACCGAGACATCCTCCGCTCCCAGACGGCTCACCCGGATCTCTGGCCGGATGGCTGAGGGCAGGCTGACGGTGAACGTCCAGCCGAGCTGATCGCGGGTGCTACCGCTGACCGTCTCAATCTGTTCCTGCCAGGTCGTGGCGCCAACTTCGCGATATTCGATCCGAATGTCCCGGCTCCTGGCGTTTATGGACTCACCATCAACCACGCCCAAACCAGAAGAAGCGAAAAGATCAACCTCAATGGTGTCAGTGGTTTCGCCATCCGGGCACACGACAAAGGGTCCGGCCCTGTTGCCGGTAAAATCCTCAGCGCTCCAGACAATCTCCAGTGTCACAGAAGCTGAGGGCAGGTTCCCATCCCAGTCGGGATCAGGTGAACCGTCCGCCAGCTGGCGCTCAACCTGTATCTCTGTATCGCTGGGGATTGAGATCAGCGCGTACTCTGTGCCCGCTTTGTCTATGGACATGGCACCCGAAAGGCCAGATGAATCCGTTACAGGATCGCCGCCGGTCGTCTCCAGCTCGATCTCATCCTTGGCTGCGTTGATTGTTGAAACAACGTAGGTGCCATTCACGTCGACATTGGATTCGATGTTGACGGTCATGCCGGCGGCAAGGTGCTGAAAATTGCCATTGAATATAAGCGTTGAACTAATACCCGGGTCGGTGATTGTTATCGACTGGGTCATTTTTATAGACCCAAGGATCCCGGGCTCCCACAACTCGCCTACTGAAACGCCGGTTATCGCGTCGCCTGATGCCGTGCCTGATCCAAAATACGTGCGCTGGTCATAGGTGACGCCCTTCAGCCGGATTCCTGCGCTGCCTTGCGTGCCGCCAACTTCGGGTGATTGAAACCAATTCTCGTGATTCGGGACACCGGAAAGATCCGCGCCGGGCTCATAGATGGTGAAGTCCGCGTTGTTCAACTCATTGATCGGCGTCTCACCGATTTTAACGGAGTCCGGATCAATCTCGTATTCGCCCACACCAACAGAAAGCAGCAGGCGAATCACCTGCGTTTTCCGGTCCTGGTAAAAGGTGCGCGGCTGATTCAGGTAGTCAGGGTAACGAATGTAATAGCCGAAACCCTCGGGGATGCCCTGTCCAAGCCGTGCGATATTGGCCCTGGCGTCTGCCGGATTTAACTGGCTGCCCTGAGATCCCTGGCCGCCTTGCTGGCCGGGAATGTCGATCAGCGCCTCGATCGCAAGCTGAGGGCCTGCAATAGGGCCAAAGACCGTGGGGAACACAATGGCCAGAGCATCCACCACGTCCCCGTACGGCACCGGCCGGAACTCGACCACATCGCGCTCACCGATAACAGCATCGGCCCAATCCATCGGTTTCACGATGGCGCCGTTAATCATGCACGAAATCGGCTGAGAATCACCGCGCCGGTAATTCGGCGTGAAGGATTTTACGAAAGCCTCAACGGTTAAGCCCGAACGATCGTAAGTCTCCGCCGGCTCACCCGGCATGATGCTGCTGTAGACCTTAATCGTCATAGTAAACAACCTTCAGAAACCGCTGCTCGAAATACCGCAAGTTGACCAGGCGCGGGCCATGGCCACCTCGTCCAGGTTCATCGGTTTCCAGGATCATCCGTTTGCCGTCTACATCAACCACGATGGCGATGTGAGTGCAGAGGGAGCCGCGGAAGGCGCAAGCAATTGCACCTGGTTGTGGCCCGACTTCACGGTAGTTTGGTGCCTCAGCCCGGACTGCATCAGTGAGCGCTCGTTTGTCGCTGCCCTCAACACCTCCATGAACCGGCATCCAGGGCTTGTTGAACAGGTAAACGCGGGCCATCCGGACGATGCCGTAACAGTCGGCTCCAGACTGAGAGCGACCATTCGGCTCGTAGGGAATCGCAAGGATCTCATCAAGGGTCATTAAATGTACCTTAAGCCAGGAGCATACTCGGACGTGTAGCGCTTTCGGGGCCACGCGGCATTCAGAAGGTCGTAATACCCTGCCTCGATCTGCACCATCATTCCCTCGAAAGTTCCGCCTCTGAGCGTCATTTTGTAGGGCTTGTTGGCAGGCGCTGACAGATCGCTGGAGAGAAACACGCGGTAATTTACGGGCACTTCCTCGGCAGACTCCAGTGCGGCCTCCACAGCTTTCTGAGCCTCGCCGGTGACGTTAGCGATGGAGAAATTCAGGGTTTGATTTCCCTGGGTGTTCTTGGACGGCTCTTTATATTCGAACGGGCCTGCGTTGAATGTCACCGTTTCGCCAGTTTCAAGCGTTGCCGTAAGATCCTCGAAGGACGCCACAACCCGGATGGGCTCAAAGTTCGGTACCAGGATCTCCAGCGTTGGATGAATCACATGCTCAGACGGCGCCGAAGCGTAGACCGTTTCAATGATGCTCATGGTTCAGGCCACAGGCTGTTCAGAGCAACGTCGATGATGCTCTGGTTCCGGATAAACTCCTGCCCATAAAGCCAGTATTCCTCGTTCAGCACAGGGCGTTCTCGTATCTCAAACTCTGCGCTGTATTCCCAATGCCTCAATCCGCGAAGCTTCGGGCCTTCGTACATGCCGGTGAATCGGCACTCGTAAGGTCGAAGCCCCATAGGAGAATCCAGTTGGCAGTTAAACCATTCGGTGCCATAGCTGATTTCGTAATTGAACCAGGCTTCAAACAGTTGCCCCTGCTCCTGGGTAAGCAGGAAAGCCACCGGAACCATTGTCGGGACACTGGTGTTCACCGGGCGCTGCTTGGCACGACCGCTGGCCATGCTGGTCCTGGCAAACGTGGGCGCCGCCTTTAGTCCATAGCCGTTACGAAGCGGCGTTGGCAGGTAGCTGGGAAACTCTTTCTCGGTTGCCATCAGTAGCCCTGCCTCTTGAGTCCGAACGCGGTTTGCATGGCTTTGGCCCTGGGTCCGCCGCCCATGATGTCAGCGACAAACACGTTAACCTCTTCCTGCCCGTTGCTGCCTCTTTTGGTTTCTGTCTCGCCGGCCCGGGAATTGTCCTCAATGACGTTGACCACGGTTCCGGATCCTCCGCCAGCAGCTTTCTGCAACTTGTGATCAGTAACGCTTTCATCGGGATGCAGCATGGCCATGAAGCCGCCTTTCCCATCCAGGCCACCAGACCTTGGGCCAGCACCGGTATAACCGCCACCCTCGAAAGAGGCTATTGTCTGGGCTGTAATCCCCGCGGCCGCAGCGACACCCATCGCCTGGGCTACGTTGGCGTGAACTTCACCAGCCGCCAGGATGCCGGGCGCTGCCGGGCCAGACATCGCTGCCATTTGCGCATAGGCCACGCGGATAGCCATGGCAGCTTGAATGCCATCGATAACAGCATTGGCAGCAGCCAAGCCTTGAGACATTACGTAAAACGCCTCTCCAACTGCCCCCATTTCACCGTATAGGCTCTCCATCTGGTTGACCTGGTTGGAGGTGATGGAGACGATATCTGCCGCAGCACTTAGCCTGGCCTGCACAGCTTCTTTTTCTCGATCAATATCTTTCTGCCTCATGGCGTCCAGAGAGTCGTACATTTGGCGCTCGTTCTGGATCCGCAGGTTATTGGCTTCCATTTCAGTGAGGGTTTGGTTTTCCCTCAGTTTCGATATCTCCTCGTCGCGCTCGCCAAAGGCCGCCAGAATGGCCTGCTTTTCTGTCTGGAGAGATGATAGAAGCGCCTCTCTTCGATCAGCCATCTGCTTTTCGATATCTTCAGCAGAATCTAAGCCTGCAACGGAATCGCCATTAGAACTATCAACCGAAGTAATGGTATTGGATGCAGTTCCGGGGGTATTATCTCCGCGGCCATCGCTTGCACCAGGTAATTCAGGTGGGGAAACCAAGTCTATTAATGGAGCTTTCCGGCTTCCACGTTCCATACGGCGCCGGAAATCTACGATCTTGGTTTCTGTCTCGGCAATCATGTCCCAGATTTCGTCTTTGTCGTAGTAGGCAACAACGCCGTCTTTTCCAAAGAACCTAACGCGATTTGATGGGTTATCCAGCATGGAATAGAGCGTTTCTAACTCATCTTCCAGCCTGACAATATCGTCTGCGGCGGCACCTGCAGTCATCGCCGCCAACTCTTCGGCCAAAAACTGCGTGATCTTTATTGCGCCATCCACCGCCTTTGCAGCTTTATTCATCGCGGTTACAACAGCAGTGCCTAGCGCTTGAGCGGATTTAAGAGTTGAATCATCCGAAAGAAGGTCGATCAATTCATTTACCGCTGGGAGGGCCGCCAGAACGATTTCATTCTTCATGCCTGTAGCGGCGCCGCTGAGCTCGTCAAAACCGCGACGGATATCTTCCAGTTGCTCAAACTCAAGATCGGAGAATACGTTGCCTGTTCGCTCAGCTTCGTCGCCAAGGTTTTTCATCTCTCTGCCGTTGTTGCGCAGCAACGGAACCAGAGCTGTGGCGTCAGAAGCAATGGCCTCCATATAGAAGGTCATATCTTTTTGACTTACTCCGGCCTCCTCGAGGCTCCGCACGTAGAGCTGAAGTGCGTCTGGACCCGAAAGCCGGGCGAATTGATCAGCGGTGACGCCAACCTTTGGCGCGATGTTCTCGAAAAAGTCGGCCATAGGACCGCCGCCGGTCTGAATAAAGTCGCCGATGCGGTCGTTCGTGTCCTTGAGAATATCGGACACTTTTTCCTGCTCAATTCCGTATCGCTTTGCAGCGTAGGTCAGCTTCTGGAACTCCTGGGGACTTGAGCCCGCCAGCCGGGAAAGGTTTTGCACTTCTCTTGCGCTCTCAGAAGTCGATGCCACGAGAGCGGTCATCCCAGCTACTGCCGTGGCGCTGGCGGCTGTAATGGCGGCGCCGATCTGATTGGAGTAGCGCTCGATCTTCTTAGCAGTTTTCTCGGACTTGCGAGACGCCTTGTCCATACCCTGTTCGAAGCCGGACACCTTCGCTATTAGATCGAGCGTGAGCGTCCCGAGGGATTTCCTCGCCATGAGTTTCTCCAGGCATAAAAAAACCCGCCGGTCTGGACGGGTTATTCGTGATTCGTTAGGTGTTCAGGTTTCTGCGAACTTGACCAGCTTTTTGGCTTCGTGGTCGTTTGGCTCAAGCGTAAGCTTCAGGCCGTCCTTGAATTCCAGATCCGCGAAATATCGCCGCTTGTGGTAGAACGAGCCCGTGATGGCGAACAGCAGACCGGCAACCCAGCCAATCACCCCGAGGAACAGGCTACCGATGTAGCCGAACAGCAGCGTGCCAATAAGCGCACCGAAAATGCCAAATTGGCGCTCTTTCTCCTGTCGGACAGTGACCGACTCCACGTCGCTGCCCTGATAATCCTTCTGCTTCTCGCCAAGGACTTCCAGGTACTTGCCGGCAAAACGGGCCTTGCCGCTTGCGCCAAATGAACCGCCAATTATTTTCATGCCGCCCCTCTAACTACTTGCGTTCCTATTTGGCAATATTTTAGCCATTCAAGCGGGGTTGTCATAATAAGTCTGTTGCCTTTGATTCTATTCAACTTAGCGGGGATAACTTGTATGTTGCCGGCAACATGAAGCCCGCTTGCTTTTTCTGATATTAACGGAACCAAGTGGTCAACCTCATAAGGCAACCCTGACGCAGCTTCCCGCTCTTTGGCTAGGGAGTAAGCCTCTGCGATGACAAAGTTATCAAGCTCCCCAAACCATGCTGGCTTGCGTTTAGTTTTTCGAGATCTTCTAATCGAGTCTATTTGCCTCAACTTTTCAGCATTAAGGCTGCGCCATCTTTTGCGACTGGCGCGAACTTTCTCTTTGTTCTTCCTGGCCCATTCTCGGCGTATCTCTTCGTATTTTTCCGGCTTTTTGTCATAAGCGCGCTTCTTAATCAAGTTTACCTTTTCTCTGTTCTTTAAAACGTACTCTCGGCGCCTAGCCTCGATTTGTTCTTGATTTTCGATGTAGTATTTTGAAGCCTTTTTCTTCAAAAGCGCTCGATTCTGTGAGCGGTATCTTGCAAGCCTTTCTTTGCTTGCCTTTTGACAGTCGCTGCACAGGCACTCTCCATTGCATGTTCTTCGCTCTGATAAATTTCCGCGCTTACATGGCCGGCCAGTGAAAAATGTATTAACGCCACAAGCTCTTGCCTTTTCCCGAGAAATCTTAATGATAACGTCGCCTCAAATTATCGCCATTGAAAGGGTGCGGCATGGGAGTGGCTTGCTCCATTTTAGGCTGGGCGGCCTAGCCGCACAGGCTCATTGTACGATTATTTCCAACTTTCCATCGCTTCCTCCATGGTCAATACTGGCTCGTCATGGTGTGGAGCCAAGCTGTAAAAACTAAAAGGCTGACTATCGCTTTTCCGATTTTGGTTAGCAAGAATAGTAGCAATCAGGGCCCCGGCCCTTTCAACGCGCATGCCAGTGTTTAAGCTGCCGCGCCTTTGTCGATACTGGGACCACAACAAAAACTCAGTATAGCTGACGCGCCGCTGGGCTTGCGCAATAGTGCATCCACCGACTCCGTTAAGTACAAGTTCGCACCAAAGCTCATCTTCAGGCGTCAGCTCTTCGTCTTTTTTCCGTTAACCTCACCAATCACCCGCAGCAATTCCATTGTGATTTCGCTGTTCAACGGGCCTCGATCAGGGTCCGCCTCGCCGGTAATGTCACCAGGCGCGAATACCTGTTTGCCTTCCTTGTCGCAGATTGCCGAAGCAATACGCCCGGCTACGGCATCAGACTTTGCATTGAGTGATTTAATGTCCGAGACAGCGCTGTAGTAAGAAAGCTTGCGCACATATACCGTGGCAGTCTTCTCTTCATTGCCGTCTTTCTTCAGGACAATTTCTTTCTCAACAGGGGCGCCGGTAAAGGCGCCCATGTCCTTCAGTGCATCAAGGGTCAGATCCATTAGCTGGCAGCCTTCTTGATCCAGTTGGAGTCACCAGAACGCTGAATCGAAACCTCAGTGGTGACGACAGTGTTCTGAGCGAAGTCGAACGGGAAGTCGGAAACATAGCCCTGGAAGGTGAACCAGGTGCGGGTGTCCGGGAAAACAAACGATGGCCTGCTTTCCAGCGAGGCGGTTGCGGTTGCGCCGGTTCCCGTGCCGCTATCGTTAACGGTTACGGTCGGAGCTGCCGAGTAGCCGCTGCCCGGGTCGGTGATGGTGATCTCGGTGACTACACCGCCAACGACAGTGGCCACACCGGTTGCGACTTTGCCGTCGGAATCCTCTGGGGCAGAGAACTCGACAGTGGTGGTGGACTCACTGTAATCCGATCCACCTTCACTTACGGTTACAGAGTCCACGCCATAACCGAAATTGGGAACCGCTTTGCCATCGGACCAGCCAACCGCCCAGGAAATAATGGGGTTTGGATTCATCCGGGACAGACCGTAGAGCTGCAGGTGGCTGTCATACTTCGGGTCAGCATTCAGGCCCATGGATGCCTGGCCAGGAGTGCGCAGACCGGACCGGTAAGAGCGCTCGTTATGCTCCAGACAGGTGTCCTCGATCTGATCAGCGGGATCGCCACCCGGGGAAAAGCTGGTGGCGCATTCGATGCGGACCACTTCCGGTGTTTCACCGGTGTCGTCCAGGATGAAGATGTGCGTGCCTTGTGCCAATACAGACATGTGTAAATCCTCGTGCGGGTTTCGGGCATAAAAAAGCCCGCTCAGTGGCGGGCTTTAAACTGCGGCGTCGAGCGCCAGGTTCATTTGTAACTGTTCTCGCCAGTATTCGACTTGCTGCTGGAGTGGCTCCTTCTGGTGGCGCCACTGAGCCAGTCCGCGACCTTGCTCGCTGGCCAGCTCTTTTCGTGATTCAAGTGCGTTGTGCGCGCGCTCGTATTCCTGCAAAGCGTTGCCGCTGCCACGAAGGACTGCATCGATATGGAGGTCGCACCAGACTGCGAACCGGATGTCGAGCCATTGCGCGAAACGGACCCCGAGCTTTGGATGCAGCCAGGTACCACCGCCACGATCCGCCCGGGCGCGGCTGGTTTTTACAAGTGACTCAGGATCACATGTAAGCGCTTCAGCCAGAGCTGCCAGATACTGCTTGGTCTCGTCTTGTTT